ACCACCTTGGAATAACTCAGCAGTATTGAATAAGTCAGTATCAATCTGAATAGCTAGTGCGTGACCAGCATCATCAGTATAGAACTTACGCATTGAAGCTAGTGCTTGAACATCAGCAATATCTTCGATTAACTTTGAATATTCATAGTGTTTATCAATACTGATATTTACTACACTAGCAGTATCAGCGATTAATGTTACCTGTGAACCAGCAGCCTTAACAGAAGCAGAGCCTCTGGATGGTGTTGGAATATGAATAGTGTCACCTTTCTTACCTTTATGTGACATTTTTGTAACTAAGTTGGCTACAACTAAGTTTGATTTGTACGCACCAATAACTTCATCCGACCAAAGTTCAGGGATGAAATTAGCTGACGTTGTAATGGTAGTATTATTTGTACCTAACGGCATTTTACTTCTCCTTATTGAGTTTTATTATTTAACGCGACCTTCTTGATATGCCGACATTATCTCATCTGATAAATCAGCGTACCTTGTAGGGTCACTTTGTTGTAGAGCGATTAATTCACTTCTACGGTATATCTTCTTTCCTCCAACAGAATCTCCTGAAGATCGAGTTTCTGAGCTGGTTTGTCGCATAGCCTTTGCTCTTCTTTCTTTCTGAACTTCTTTAACTTCTCTTGTCTTACCGATCATTGAAATTTGCTTCCAAGTATCGAGTAATTCATTAGCAGCATCGAAATCATAATTAGCATCGGCAATGCGGAACAACTCTGTTCTTATCTTACTCTTTCCTACCCACTCTTGAAACTTTGTGTCGGCAACCACTTCCATAAAGTCAGGGTGAACCGTCTCAAGTTGTGTTTGGTTTGCGCTTTGCGCCCCTTTCACATTAGTTTCTCGAGCTTTGACAATCTCCGGATGGTTATCTATCGCTGAATTTACTGCCTTAGCAGGATCATCGTAGAAACTATCTTCAAAACTGCCAGCATCTTCTACTGGTTTAGTAGTTTGATTAGTATGTGATTGTTCAAGTAGCTGGTCTATTAGCTTTCGCTGACTTCCAACCTCTTGTCCTTGCTTGCCAAATGCTTGTTCAACATTTTGGTGCATTTTTATCACATCTTCTAGTGATTTCCCAGCATACTTCTCAGGTGGCTCATAAGACGGTTGTCTTGGTGTTTCCTCTTTCTTAACCTCTTGTGTAACTTCCTGATTTTCTGTTACCTGTTCTACACCTTCCGGTACTGCATCTACTACTATACTCATTTTCTTGGTCTCCGCACCTCTCGGTGTTATGAAGTTATTTTAATGTGGAGTCGTTTCCGATTGTTCCACAGCTATTTTTGTCGCAGATTCTAAGCTAAGTAAATAACCTAGTACCTTTAACTGCCCTTTAGCATCCCAAAGCGCATTATTGTCTTCAATAGTCTCGATGTCTCGTGTACTATCTTCAATTTTTTCTAATTCTTCCATTAAGTCTAACCAACCTTCTGTATGGAAAAGATCTAATCTATCTTTTAAGAATTGTTCATCTGTTTTCATTTAACCTGTAAAGCCCCATCTGTCTGCATCTGCCAATTCTGCCTATCCATACTTCCTAAGCTTTTAGGTATGTAATCAATAAACCAGCCTTTTTCAGTTCTGGGTACTTTACCGTGTTTCTTATAAAAATCTAAAGCTTTCTTTTCTTTAGGGTCAACTTCTTCATCGTCACCAAATATAAAACTAAACATTCCCATTATTGATAAACTCCTGATATTGCTGTTTCTTGAGCAATCTTTCTAGCATTTGCCATATTAAGAGCTGTTTCAGAACGTAAATGGTCAACTTCAGGGTGTGTTCTTTCAGTGTCCATATTCTTACTATCGATCTCAGCTTGTGTTTTCTGTAAACCGATAGATTCTTTCTGTAATTTAAGTAACTTCTCTTGAATATCAATTTCGTTTGGCTGTAAATTAGCAGCTTCAGCTTGCCATTTGATTGCTTTAGCCCTCTCTTCTTCAGCTTCAGCTACAGTTTTTTGAATATCAGCCTTTGCTTGTTCCATCTGTAGTTGATGATGATACTCTTGCATCTGAGCTTGTTGTGGATCTTGCTGTCCGCCTTGTGTGAGTTGTTGAACAATCTGATCTCTATTATGAATAGATGAATTTTGCATCATAGACAATAGAATCACGTTAAAAGCAGGTGAATCTTTAGGGATGGCTTGTAACATCTGGACCATTTGAGTCATTTCTAGCTCTTTAGCCATAATGCCCATCGTTGAATACGGTACAAACTTGTAATCTGATACAGGGTAACGCTCAACATCAAACTGAATCTTACGCCACATTGATTTATTAATCATTGGAATAAGGAAAGTGTTTTGGAAATTCATTAATGTACGTTTCTGTCTCTTAATTGAAGCAGATTGTGCCATAGACATACCAGAAGAGGTAGCTCTTTCAGCAGAACCTGCGTCTGATGACCCAGTACCCATCTGAATCATATTTTGAAGTGAGGCAACCTGGGAAAATGTAGTTTGGTCTGTAGTGCCAAGCGTAAGAGGCATAATTGCCAGTCGTGGATCACCATTCGTTAATATAGTTTTGCCAGGTCTAACCTCAAACTTAATACCACGAGGTAGCTTTGTTGCATCTGCTGCCATCATAGGTGTAGTTGTTAGGGCAAGAGAGTCAATTCTAGCTCTCATTTCAGCATCTAGTGCCTTTTGAGGGTTGTAACCTTTCTCACAAACACCTCTACCCCAGAATTTATTAGGAACAATATCGTGTTGATATGCAATGAATGGTCTATCTACCATCATAAAGGCATTTTCCTCTGCTCTTAGGATGTATTCATCATTAACAATCGTAACAACAGCTTCAACTAACTCATCTTTCTTAGTGTTAGTATATTCAAAGTCATCGTTGTCTTTCTTAGGCTTTAAGAACCTTTTAGGCACTAAACCCCAGTATTCTGTAATTTTTACATTATCTGATTCATCAGCTTGCTTAGTTTCAGGATCAAAACCAAATCTAATAGTATCATAATCACCATCTAAGGGTACATCACGATAAACACCAGACTTAATACCCTCTACAACGTGGTATCTTGGTTTAATAACTTCGTGTGCAACACCTAACGCCTCATTAATAGAATTAGCAGATGGATCAATAAGAAATTCTTTAGGGGATATGGCCTCAACTTTGACATCAATAGACGGTATCTCAAGTAACTCACGACTTGTAGTCATTGTTCCCTCAACAGGAACTTCTTGTGGAACGCGCTCTATTGTTTGTTCAACTACAATCTTACCAATGCCAGTACCATAAATAGCACCGTTTAAGAACACCTCACAGATGGCATCTTTAACACCAGTCTTTTCTAAGTCTTCTTGTAGTAGATTGCGGACATATTCAGCATCGGTCTTGTCTTGGTCCAACATATCGTCTTGAATGTCAAACCATTTACCTCTACCGAAGGTAGCTTCTTCTAATTCTGCAACTGATGACTCTACAGCTTGCTGTAAAGCAGGAGAAATTAGTCTTGATTTTTCAGATCTTCTTAATCTATCGGACTCTTGCCAAATTCCACGCCAAAGTCTATAGTATTCATCCCACTGAGTGACATAATTCATATCACGGTGGGTACGCCAGCTATCTAGTCTGTAATTTAACCAGGAAGACAGCGCTTGATACTGTGTTTCTTTGTTATCGAACATAAGTTATTGATTTCAATAGAAATTTAGTCGTAATATATCATAAAGTAAATGCAAAATGCAAGTTTTTTATTTTTCGTTAAAAATCAATGACTTACTAATACCCAGCAATCGCATCTTCGGGTTGCCAATCATCATCTAGCTCAATAGTGTGGGCGAAGTCTGCAACAGACACCTGATCAATGTATGCAAGGGCATCTAACATATCATCGTGTGATAATCTATTAGGAAAATCAAGCATTTGCGAGATAAATGGCTTCCAATCGCGGTCTTCATTGTAAGTTATCTGTCCGTGTTCCATTCTTCCTTGTAAAGCCCACACAATTCTCTCTGTTTTCTTCTTTCCACCGTGTCTCATTTCTACAATAGACACATATTGGCCTTGAGTACGCATTTCATCCTCTAAATAAGGCATTATTGCGTTTTTAAGTGAGCCAGTCTCAATACCAACAGTAGATGATTCAACAATTACAGCAGATTTAAGTATTTTTCTTGCTGTTTCCTTAATATTCCATCTTCCGTGTAGAATATCTTTAACCCACCACTTATCACGATCAACTTTTACAATAGCAATAGCAGTTTCATCAAGTCTTGAGCGTTTTAAGTTACGTTCTTTCTCAATAGCTTCAAATCCAGCAGGATCAATAGCAATAACATAGTAGCCTTCTTCCGGTTCTGAATCAGTCTTAAACCATTCCTCTTTAAAGATACCACCAGAGAATGTTTCAAAGGATGCCTCGAACTCTTGTCTAAATGACATAGAGGACATAGACTTAGCAGCAGCCTCAATCTCATCTTCTGGAATAAAAGGGTTATCAGTTGAGTTAAACTGGAACGCCTCCCAAGCATCATCGTCTAAAGCATCAGTATATAGGTCATAAAAGTGATTCTTACCAGCAGGTGTACCAATAAACAACGCACCACCTCGTACATCCGCAAGCGTAGGTCGAATAATCTGTTCCCACACTACAGGTTTCATAGAAGCGTACTCATCTAGCACAACATAAGCTAAACCAACACCACGTAAGGTATCAGGTCTATCAGATCCTTTCAAATATATCCTTCGCCCAT